AAATGAGATTATGCAAGCGTATGCAGAAGGGAGGGTACGAAACTAATATTATTTTTGGAGAATTAAAATGACTGATTCAACTTATCCCGCAAATGGCGGTTTCGTAGACAACACTAGCGCGGCTACTTTCATTCCAGAGATTTGGAGTGATGAGGTTATTGCCGCTTACCAAAAGAACCTTGTACTAGCTAACCTAGTCAAGAAACTATCTATGACTGGCAAGAAAGGTGATACTCTTCACATTCCTAAGCCTGTTCGTGGTGATGCTCACGCTAAAGCAGAAGGCGTTGCAGTTACTGTACAAAACGCTACTGAAGGCGAAGTACAAGTAACAATCGACAAGCACTTCGAGTACTCGCGTCTAATCGAAGACATCACTGAGACTCAAGCACTTGCTTCTCTTCGTCAGTTCTACACTGGTGACGCAGGTTACGCTCTAGCTAAGCAAGTAGACACTGACTTGTTTGCTCTTGGTAAAGGCTTTGAAGGCGTTAACGATACTACTTATGTTGGTACTAACTCTTATCAGTTCAACGGCACTACTGGCATTGAAGCATATGCCGCTGATGCTGTAGCTTCTGGTGACTTATTCAACGACAACGGATTCCGTGACTTGATTCAAAAAATGGATGACGCTGACGTACCTATGGATGGTCGTTGCTTAGTAGTTCCACCATCAGTTCGTAACGAAATCATGGGCATTGACCGCTACTCTTCAAGTGACTTTGTAGATGGTCGTGTTGTAAACAACGGTCAAATCGGTAACTTGTACGGTATTGACATCTTTGTTTCTTCTAACTGCCCAATCATCGAAACTGCCGCTAACAATGCCGCAGGTGGTGACGTTAAACAAGGTATGTTGTTCCACAAGGACACTATGGTTCTTGCAGAGCAAATGGGCGTTCGTTCACAAACTCAGTACAAGCAGGACTTCCTTGCTACTCTATACACTGCTGACACTTTGTATGGTACTGCTGTTCTACGTGAAGACGCAGGCTTTAACATCATGGTTAACGGCTAATAGTTGTAACTCAAGGGGTTTCTTCGGAAGCCCCTTTCCCTTTCTTCTCTTTTTTCCTTTTTAATTACATAGGATTGTTTCATGGCTATATTTAGAGGTACAGGTGGTACAGGTGATTCAACTACTACTGCTGTTGTTGATGCCGTAACGGAACAATCTGCTATAGCTACAACGAAAGCGCAGGAAGCGGCTACTTCTGCTTCTAATGCTCTTACGTCTGAAACTAATGCGGCAACATCCGCAACCACAGCTTCTACAAAAGCTACTGAAGCTAATACAGCAAAGACTGCCGCAGAGAACGCAAAGACTGCCGCAGAAACTGCTAGAGATGCGGCACAGACCGCACAGACAGCCGCAGAGTCGGCTAGAGACACTGCACAAACTCATGCAAATACAGCTAACAATACTTATGTTCAAACTGTAGCAGGTATTTCAACGGAAATACAGAGTTTAGATAGTATTAAAAATGCTATTACAGGTGTAAATACAATTAAATCTGACGTTACTACAGTATCTAATATATCTTCCGATGTAACTGCTGTAGCTTCAGATGCTACTGATATTGGTACTGTATCTAGTAACATTGCTAATGTAAATAGCGTAGGCAATAATATAGCCAATGTAAACTCAGTAGCAACCAATGCAACTAATATAAACACAGTAGCTAGTGATGGTACTGACATCGGTACAGTAGCTACAAACATTTCCAATGTAAATACTGTAGCAGGTATATCTAGTGATGTAACTACTGTAGCAGGTCTTGAATCTAAAATGGACACTGTTATAGCAGACGCTAGTGACATAGGTACTGTAGCAAGTAATATTGATGATGTAGGCACGGTTGCAGGAAACATAACTGCTGTTCAAAACGCCAGTGCTAACGCAACAATCGCTACCAACAAAGCCGCAGAAGCATCCGCAAGCGCGACTTCAGCTTCTGCTTCGGCAGACTCTATATTAAACCTAACAGCCGCTACGGGAGATGCAGGTACTGATGTATCCTATAATGCTTCTACGGGCGTACTGACTGTTCCTAGAGGGGCAGATGGTGTAGATGGTTCAGATGCAAATGTAACAGCCGCTAATGTTACTGGTGTCCTTACAGGAGGCACTGGTATCTCTATAGCGAGTAACGGTACTATTACCAATGATTCACCAGACCAGACAGTATCTTTAACAGGTGCAGGTGGTACTTCAGTAACAGGTACATATCCTAATTTTACTATTACTAGTAGTAGCACTTTAACAGACGCACAGATTAAAACAGCTTACGAAAACAACGCAGACACCAATGCATTTACCGATGCAGACCACAGTAAACTAGATGGTATTGAAGCTAGTGCAGACGTAACTGACACAGTTAACGTAACTGCCGCAGGTGCTTTAATGACTACAGGTGGGCAGATGACAGGTAACATTACGTTTTCTGGTACACAAACTGTAGACGGTAGAGACTTGTCAGTTGATGGTGCTAGACTAGATACTTTAGAAAGAACAGCGCGGTTACGTTTTCAAAAACGAGGGTATACAAATACAGTATCTTTTCTTACTTTAACTACAAGCTATCAACAAATAGGTCAATCATTACGTCTTAATGACGCAATTAATGTTGATTGTGAACACGAGTTAGAGTTAAACATGATTTTAAACTATGCTGACATTAATTCTTCCAATGAAGGTTTTTTTGCAGTAACTGTTGATGCTCCTGTTCCTGCTAGTGAAACAACTGTAAATTTAGGAACTGTTATTACTCATTCTACCTCTGGCTCTGGTTACACGTTTAAGGTTGCAGGTAATGTTACTAAGTACATGTCACCGTATTGTGGAATGTCAGTAAACTCAGACGGCTCAAGTGCTTTTGGATTTAACAACAACGATGGTTGGTTTTATGACCCACAAACAAACCAAACAACTATAGAATGTTATGCCTATCAAGCTAATAAACCAAGCACAGGTGATACAGTTTATTTACACCCTTTTGATTGGGAAACTTCAGGTACAGAAATATTTGGCGATACTTATCCTTTAGAAGCGTACAATGCTAACGGCACTGTAAATCAAAATCAATTTTATAAAATATATCTTGGTTATCACGAAGGCGGTAGGTACTATAAAATAAAAGCTAGAGAAACTACAGCCTCTGAAAATTTGAGCATTTCTTTGGTGAATGGTACTTATTCACAAATTATAGGTAGCTAAAACATGAGAGTAGGTTATTTAAGAATTTCAGACGGTGTGTGTGAGCAGGTATTACACAGTGAGCATACAACAAGAGAAGAAGCGCACAATGCGGCAGTTGCTTTAGCTGATAGTTTAGTAGGCACTGAAAACATTATTGAAGTACAAAGAGGTTATGAAAACGGAGAAACAACTTTTCATCCGAGAGTAATTTATAACGTACCACCAACTGACGCACAAAGAAACCCATCGTAACAAGGAATAGTATTATGGTAACGGAAGAAACTAAACAAGCTGTAGACGTAATGGCGGCATCAACTGGTATAATGTCGTTGGCGGCTTGGTTGCCTCCCGTTGCTAGTTTATTTACGATTATCTGGTTAGGTATTCGTATTTATGAATCAGAAACAGTACAGAAGATTGTACACAAGAAGTGAGACAGTTATTTTGTTTACTCATGTTATTGTCTTGGGTGGCACTAGGAGACAACGCGCAGGAAGGTAGTCTGAATACCTATCATGGTGATAACTCGACTACCAATAGCAACAATACAACAACAGATACGTCAACTAGTAACACATATAACGGAGCAGGAAGCAGTAGTGAAATACCAGTAGGTTCTGCAATCACTCCTAGCTACATGAGTAATGGTATGGACACCTGTCTTAAGGGTACAGGAGGTTCGTTACAGACAGTAGGCGTAGGGTTTAGTAGCGGTACATATGATATTGACCCTGAATGTAACAGACGCAGAGACGCTAAGGTCTTGTCTGATTTAGGAATGAAGGTAAGTGCGGTGGCTCGTATGTGTCAAAGCACTGACGTATGGAAGGCAATGTTTATCTCAGGTACACCTTGTCCTATACTGTCAAACGGTAAGCTAGTCGTAGGTAAACGTGCTATGTTAGTTATGAAACGTCAGCCAGAAGTTTACATACCAGACTACAACAAGAAAACAAAAGATTGGTACAATACTGTATTAAACATAGGAGGAGAGGAGACAGATGAAGAAGACACTATTATCTCTGTTAGTGCTAAGTTCCGTAGCTCACTCAAGTGAGTACGATGCGCTATTAGAATCTAGCACAGCTATAGTTGACAAAATCAACACTGGCATCCTCCTAGTAGGCGCGGCTCAGGAATACGCACATCATGGCGATGCTTTGTCTGACGGTACTATGTCTAATACAGCGCACATTACTGAAGCTGAAGTGCAAGCATACAACACTGCATTGACTAACTTTGCTACTAACTATCAGCCATACGGTGACGTTAAGGCTGTATTAGAAAACAAAGCTATGGAAGAACTAGAACTAATGGATGATGCTATTGGTACGTTTACTGAAGCTGTTGTAGAAATGATTGAAGTACAACAAGTAGCTGAACGTGTAGAGGAAGCGCAAGGTAATCCACAGCAGGAAGAGGAAGTACAAACATTTGTAGCTGAGACTGTAGAGGTACTACAGATTGAACAAGAGACTGTTGATGCGTATAATCAGTCAACGGACGATATCGAGACTCACGCTAACAACGCTAGTGCTTATCTAGCTGTAGCTAACTCAGAGGAAGCTGTAGCATTCCTAGAGCAAGGCATTGAGAACGCTAACACTACAGCGGAACAGACTAACATTTTCTATGATGCTAACCAACAGTGGGTATCTATGGGTTATCCTACTACACGTAATCTAACAGCTGTATTTCTTAACGGTAATGACAATATAGGTTTAGATTTATACGTAACTGAAACTGACATATTAGTAGCAGGTAGTGAATCAGAGTTCTTCCAAACAGGACCAACTCATCTTGGTTACTCTTGCTTTATGTACGGAACGGATTGTGTTGAACTATGAGTTTAGAAAGTACAGAACTCAAGATAGGTAACACATCATTTAAGGGCGTATGGATTGCCATCGTACTTGGTATTGGTAGTACTATAGGTGGTGGCGTATGGACAGCCTCTAGTTTGTACAGCAGACTGGAAGCAGTGGAATCAAGACAGATACCCAATATAACGCCCATACGTGAGAATCTAGCGACTTTAGGCACAAGGCTAGAGACACTACTAGGTCAACAAGAAAAGCTCTTAGAATTGAATACAGACGTTTCTAAGCTATCTAACGATATAGAGGCTATGAAAGCTACAGTAGCTAAAGCAGAAATTATTATTAATGACATTGGCGATACAGAAGTAAAGTTCAAAACATTAAACAAAGAGATAGAAGACTTATGGCAGGGTATGGACTACTTG